CTTTCTGGATCAGATGCTTTGCCGCATTGCTCTTCTTCAATAAATTTGCTATAGAGTTACCTTTCGTATTACAAACCCAGCAATGAAACTTCTCAAGTAAAAAGTTTACTTGAAGCTTCTTCTTATGGTGATTGCAGAATGGACAAAAGTAAGCAGTTTCTCCTTTATTTCCTGTAGTACCAGCACCTAAGTGACTGTCTACAATGTTTTTAAGTTGTGCTTGGTTTATATCCATAGTAACCAATATACGCTAATCTCTTACAAATCCAACCACTCTTGTGGAATAGTTTTATCAGCGTATATGAATCCGTGCTTAACACACCAATCAGCGTATGTTGTTGGTGATCCTTTTCTAATTTTGTTCTTGGAATTTTGAAACACAAATCGGATATCAAGCTCAGGATGTTGCTTTCTTATAAGCACGTGCTTCTTTCTATCCTCTACAACAAACCTTCCTTTAGTCTCTATAAAGATTCCGTTTGGAAGTCGGAAATCGGGTGTATATGTGTGATCAGTTGCTGGTACTACATACTTAATTTTATGCTTCTCATACTCGCCATCTATATTGCGTTGCTTAAGAGTGCTGTCAACAACCTCTTCAAGACCGCTTCTATAACCATTCTTAACTGCTGCTTGTCTTTTCGTAACTTTTCTCGCCATTACATGTCGTATCTTATGATAAATGTTGTGTCCACATTTTGTGGTGGTTGTATTGGATGACTCAGCGTTCCAATCACTAGTAGGTCATTGCTATCGTTATATAGGCCTACCCTTGATACATATGGTCTAAAATCCGAACCAGTTGCAAAGTTCTGCAATTCATATCGATTTCTCTCTGAGTTGTAATAGTGTAACGTTGGGTTGTTGCTAAATCCAAACTCTCCTGGTGAGATTGTGCAGCTGGCTTCGTTCTCGTATATTGTAGTCGTACCACGGTACTCAACTTGTCCAATTGTTTTGGCTCCAGTGTTTAAATCGTAGGCGTATTGGGGATAAGTAATCACCGCTAATCCTTGTTTTCTTGCTACCATTCCAAATGTAGCATATGGATTGTTGTGGTAGGCAGCTAGGTTTAATGATTCGCTAGGATTAAAGGCTGTGCTATAAAACGCTACGTCCTCAATGTTAACGACAGAGCCACTATTACCATATTCATCAGACCCCACAAAAATATTACACGCATTTACGCAATATGCTTCGCTACTCTGCATAGTGTCGGTAAAGGTGGTGGTTGCTAAGACGCTTGCGGATGCTTGCGCTATTATATAAGTAGAGCCACTACGCATAAGCGTAAGAGCAGCTTGGTTAATGTAAGCAAATGATGATGTAACTGTTAATGTTGTATAACCATCGCTCTTTTGAAATTGTATTTTGTTACTACCGCTAAGGTGTGTTAATCGATATGGGTATCTAAATACAGCCTGCTTGTACGTATTTCCGTTTTCATCAATCTTAATAATCTCTTGATTAGCTTTTTTTTCAAGCAGTATGCTTGCTGTTGAATTACTGCTGGTGCTGAAGGCTAATGTTATGGCAAAGTCTTTGTTTTGAAAATTAAACAAATCATTGAGCTTTTCGCCATTAGGTGTTATTACAATTGAGCTCGTGTCGTATGTGCTATTGTTTAGTTGAAATACAGTATGGTATCCTGTAAGCGGGTATCCTATCTGAACGTTGTTAAGTTGAACGGTTGATTGGTACATGTCGTAATTGTACTCAAAGGTATCGTTTAGTACACTTCCAAATTGTCTTGTGTAGTTTGTAGGCTTTAATGAGAATATTAGATTCTCAATTGGCATTCCTTGAGTTCCTGCAACGTATCTACTAGCGCTAGGTAGTACTAGATTACCATAGCTATCATCAGTCAACGTACCATAGTTCAATATACTCACCTCTAAAGTTGTCCTTTCTACCTCTTCTCCAAAGTTACTCTGTGGAAGGCTTATTACATGCGCATCTTTGTGTAGGTAACGTGGATGTTGTGTATGGTTAAGCTGCCCAAACGAAGCTTTGGCGTTAGTATAGTAAAATCGATAAAACTGACTATCAATGCTGTGCCACACTGAGTTCTTTAGCTTGTAGTTGGTCGTAAAGTCTGACCCAGACACTGGGACTAGAGGGTTGTTCCCTAAATCCTCTGCTTTAACATCGAGTACAGCCGAGTAGGTTGTAAACGCATCAATGCCACTAAAACGCTTATATGCTCTAAATGGAGTAAGTCTTACGTCTGACTGATCTAGATTTTTAAATATTCCTGCCATTGTGTATAAATATGCTTGTAAAAAGAAACCCTCCATATTTGGAGGGTCTGTCCTTGAATCCTATTCAAAGAGGGGTTAGTAATCTAATTTTACTTTTACTAAAACTTCACGATTGAAGGTCTTTAATAAAGGTTGGCTTAGCTTAGCAATTGCTAATAAACGGTTTTGATCATCGTACATACCAATAGACGTTACATATACACTAGGGTTACGTAACATCGACGAGTGTACAAACGTTCCATTAGATCCTGATACGTATGTTGGGTTGTTTGAGAAGTTAAATTGCTTATTTGTAATTCTAACAAAATAGTGAGTTGAGTTTACTTTCTCTTCGCTTCTTGCTGCAAAGTAGGTTGATGCACTTATGCGAGAGAATAGTGATACCGCATTCTTAACTGTATTGGATGTGGCGGCTGTGTTGAACTCTGTTGTAGGTACCATTCCTAATGAAGAAGATAGTAGCGTTGCATTAAATATTAATACACCAGCATCTGGATAAAACAAACCATACACTTGGCTTCCAGTTGTTATGCCAGATGAGCCAGACATAATGTTAAAAATACGTCCTGCGCTTCCTATTGACGGATCTGTGTTAGCTCCGCTATTGTCACAAAAAGTAAGATAACTTCCTGTTCCCCCAGAGCCACTTAAATGTCCACTACCACTAGCAATTCGAATCTCCCAGTTTCCTGGATCGATTTTTTGACGGTAGCGTGCTCTGTTTATATTAAGTATGAATACGTCGTCTGGAGTTACTTTACTGACTCCACTTCCAAAGCTAAATGCTAAATCGGTTGGTGGTAATAGTAGGTTGCGATATTGACTATAGATTGCACGTGTTGGAGTATCGTTTACGTTTTGTCCAACTGTGTTGGCATCTCCTACTGAGCCACTTCCGTTTTTGTTACCATATGCAACTGCAAATTGTACTGCTGCGTTGGTGGATGTTGACGGGTTTCTATGGTACACGTCTACGTAATATGCCCCTGCTACAGTCTGTTGTGTAGATGACGTAAAGAAACCTACGCCAGAAGCAAAACCACCAGATAATGGATTTATATTTTCTGACCATAGTGGGCTACTGACTACTTGCACATCTCCAACTATAAGGTCGTCTGCTGCGTTGAAATTTTTATATATTTCTGCCATTTTATATTATATTATCTTGTTGCTTGTATGTCTGAGAAGGTAGCACTTAGGTTAATTGCTACACTAACGCTAACAGTTTTAAATCCTCCAGTCTCGTTTCCTATAATTGTTATTAAAGCGCTCTTCGCTGTTGTTGTTGGCTTTGCTCTCACTATAAACTTAGTACCAACTCTAGTAATTGTTGAACCAATCGTTGACATTCCATTAACTTCATCGTCTAAGAAACTTGTAGCACTTGTTGTACCAGCTCCCGCAAGAAGCGAATTAGACACTCCTTTAATAACTCCATCAGGTGCTACTTCTAGAGTACCAACTGTGTCGTCTGATAATATTGCTGTATATCCAAGAGCGCTGTTTCCGCCAGCTAAGTTTAGCGTACTTGGTGTTACTGTTACTGATTCTTGTAAGCTTGTTAAGCTAATTGATCCTGGATTAATGCTAATTACTGGTATACCTAGTACGTCTTTTGGTAGAGTTACTAACTTATAACGCATCATTTGAGCTTCGTCTGGGTTGGCCTCGACTACTGGCATGGCTTCAATAACAGCTCCATAGTAGTTGGAACCTAAGGTGTGTGATGGATTATACAATGTGTAATCGATTTCATCATCGCTAAGGGCAAACTTTGTAATGTTTAATCTACCTCCAGCAGCCAAGATTTGTCTGCCTTTGTTTGTCAGTATTGCGTCTACTGTGACGGTTGAGTTATCTAAATATCCCATTGGTACTTGTTATTTTCATATAAATATGTTGTGTTAATTAAATTCTTTACGTTATTTTTGTAGTGGTGTGTTTCTTGGAGTTGTTCCTGGGTTGCTTATTGTTATTCCACCACCACCTCTTTGTACTGGTGTTTGGTTGTTTGATGGGCTAACTGATATATTAGCACCTGGACCAGTTATTACTTGGATTACTGGACCTCCATCGATTGTGTCAGGACTATCTACATTTACATCAATAGCTGTTAACTTGCATCCATCGTATTTTTGATTACGTTGTCCTATGCTTGCTAATGGCCCTACTTGATAATCCTGTACAGCTGTTTTATGGTACGGTACAACTTTTAAGTTATCTATTGACATAGTTGCATTTCCCATAGCTAAACTTTGGCTAGATTGTACTTGTATGTATAGGCTGGGTCCGTCTGCTCTTGTGGTGAAAAAGTAGTCTGTTGTTGTTGTTGTCAGCGTTATGCTTCGATTAAATGCCGATCCACTTCCTCCAAAGGCTATTTGCAAAGTTGGCGTTCCGGAAGCAGCCCCTCCAGATCCCGTGTTGTATCTTGTGTTAAAAGACACCTCGTATAGCGTATTTGGAAAGCTTTGCGTTATGAATGTTGGTACAGTAAGGGATGCTGTTGGTACAGACGCTGATGGCATGTTTACTGCTAATCTTGATCCTGATTGATACCAGAACGCGGTTGCTAAACTAGTTTCAAACCTAAATCCAAATCTCCCCAGTGCTGTGCCAAAATAACTCCCTGTGTATACTGTGTTTGTTAGATCCTTGTCAAAGGATCCAGTTCCGTTAAAAAAGTCGTATACGTTATATGGAACTTCCATTGGACTAAACACTTCTGATGGTCTTGATTTAGTCGCATCTAATGCAAGTGGATCTGAGTAGTCGTCTCCTACGCTGTTAAGATATGCAAATCCACCTGCATTTGTTGTTATTCCTGAATAAGGTATGCTTCCAGTTCTGTACCAGGATGGGAAGATGTATTGACTACCTTGAATTTTATCCCTGCCATATGATGTTATATTAAGCTCAACAGTATCTTCCAATGCAAATCTACTAAAAAGTACATCCTCATAACTAGCTGTTGAGTTTAATCTTGCTAATCTTCTTCCTTGTGCTGGTACTTGTAGTCTATTGTATTCGTTTTGGTTTGCGGATATACCTACTAAGTTTGTGCCAACTGATCCCTCTGGTATTTCAATGTCCTCTCCTATAATGATTAGCTCGGAAGCTTCAATTGACCCAGTCAAGTTTGATAAATCTCCTGTTGGCTCTGCAGTAGAAGGCATATCAATTAGAGTTTCAAGATATTCGTCTTCTGCGACTGGTCTGCTTACGGTTTTAACTTTGCTTCTGTCTAATAAATGTGGCTCTATCACTAATCCTGTTTGAAGGTTAGCGCGATAAGGAACCATTTGCTTTATTATAGAAAAGAGAGAACCGTTAAAGTGTTGTAGAAGTCTTACGTAGTTTTGTGTTTTGTGAGGTACTACGTTTTTCTTTAAATACTCGTTACGTATGTTGGCTAGATCTTCATATGCATTCGAATAGACTTCGTTGTAGTCTCCTATATAGTCATCCAAGCTTAGGCCAGCAAACTGCTCTGCTATGTCTTTGTTTATCTCATCTACTGGTGATAGATATATTCCCAATCTTGGGCTGTCTATTGGTTGGTCATCTTGTAGCGATAGCTGTGTTTTTTTATTGCGATAGAGTTCTCGGCTAGTGTTTATTGTTTGCTCTAACCTTACTTTATTGCTAATCGATCTATTGCCACTAATGTCTGGCCATGGCATAAAGTTGGTTTCTACAATAGGTGTCCAGTATGACGATGTGT